AATAACTTTTTTGAAATCTAAGATTCCATTCCTTTCGTTGGTCTTTACAAGATCAGTTTGTGCAGCATCACCACAGAAAATGATCTTACAGTTTTCACCAACTCTTGTTATTATACTATCTAATTCATGATAATTCAAGTTTTGCATTTCATCTACTAATATAATGCAATTATCCATCGTGGTTCCACGAATGAATGAGGTAGACCAGAACCCAACTGTCTCTTGAGTTTTGAGTGCACCATAAAGCATTTCAAAGTCCTGATCAGAAGGCATTTCAAACATGTACTTAACCATGTTTTTGTATGGAATCTGATATAAAAATGACTTGTCTTCATGGTCACCTGGTAAGAATCCAATCTCTCTTGTAGATACAAGAGAACGAACCACATAGACCTTTTCATATGGAGTAATTTCATTCAATACATCTCGAAGAGCAAGGTATAATGCTACGAAAGTCTTACCTGTACCTGCACATCCATATGCAAATATATTCTTTCCTTTCTCATATGCATCAAAAAATTTCTCCTGATTTTTAGTTAATGGTTGGATTTCAACCATCTTATCAGTATTAATTGGTTTCTTTCTTTTTAGTTGTTTAGCACTCATGCTACCAATTCCCGAAGAGTTTCCGTTTCCGTTTCTTTTTTTAGCTGGCATTAGAATGAATAATCTCTATTTTTACGAACAGTTGAACCTGGTTGTTTTGATGCTCTGTCTAGTACTTCATTCCAACCACTTGATTTTGCTTCTCCTGTCCATCTAAACTCTCTTGATTGACTAGCACAACCTTCAGACCAATCTTTATCCCATTCTGGATTATCTTTTCTCCATTGATCATAAGCAGCCATTGTCATGGAGAGTTCTTTCTTCTCTTTCGTCTCTTTATGTATTACTGGGTATGTGGGCATAAGTTTTTTAAGTTTTGTAAAGTTATTTAGACCCATTCAAGGGCTTCGGACACAGAGGGAAACTGTTCGGTAAACACCTTTCGGCATCCTTCTGCGATAACCATATGTTCTTTTTGTGTTCCGTGTGCTGATCTTAGATTAATATAATGAATCCAAGAACGACAAGAACCTGTCATATAGATCTTTGTAGGAGTACAAAGTGGTAGTACCATTCTAGCACATTCTTTTGCAACTCCTTCTTCAATCATTTGATTATAAAGACTCTGAGCAGAACTAAACAGAGTAATCATCTGACGATTCAATTTATCAACAACCTTTGCATCAAGATCATCTATACTGTTCTGACGATTCTTTGTATCTTGTCTACGCAACTCTGGTAATTCAATCTCACCTAACTGATTACTCTTTGCATATCGTTGAGAAAATTCTTGGAACGTAAAACTACGATGCCTTAGAATCTGTGCTGCGATTGCACGAGTCGTTTCAATCTCAAGTGTCATTGATGATTGCTCAAACACAGACCAATGGTTATGCTTAATACAATACTTCAACAATCCTGCATAGTTTGGATTATCTTGATTGTCTGGATTAGACACTCTGGCAATATGTGCCATCGTTTTCTCTGCATCAGGTGTGATGCTTATTAGATTGACGGTCATGATTTATCCGTCATCATCTTCGAATACTTCGTCATAGTCCTGTATACCTCTTTTAATTTCTTCATAATTAGAATGATCTAAGTAACTCGTAGCATCAGCATAAACTTCTGATTTGAGAGACTCAAGAACGTTTTCTAAATCGTGAATGATTGCTTTTAGTTTTGCCTTCTCCATAATAGAGTTTAGTTTTATATATTATAGCATAAAAAAGAAGGGGATCAACCCCTTCGTTTTATTTTCCATATAGAAATTGAATTTCAGCGTTTATGATTGTGAGAAAGATAGCAGATGCTACCAATATCTCTAGAGTTTCAATCATTTAACACTTGTAAGTTCTTTCTTTTGACTTACACCACGGTAAGTTAGATCGACCTTCTTTGTTTGCTGTCCTCTATTTCTATCGGTGTCATACACGACACCACGGTATGTGACTTTTGCCATTTGGTTTCTCCTAAAGTAGTTGGAAATTTACACCTTTAACTCTTTCGAGTGATCCGTGTTCCCGTTCCTTCAGTCGGCTTTTGCGTCCCTACAATCTAAACCATACTTTTCACCAAAATCATAGTACAAATTTACAATCTCCTGTCTATCTTCTGCACTAAGGTCAGGATAGACTTTAGCACGATCAACAAGAGTGTTAATATCTGTACATGATACTGTAACTATAGTAGTGACAGCACTTGATGCAGCAATTAAAATTTCAATCATAAGGATGAACGAACCCGTTCCGAGTCGGCTTACTTGCGTCCGATGATGAAAGCATCACAATCACCTTCAACTTTCGTACGAAGGTAATCTATTAGGTACTCGTGTGCGTCAGAGTTTAGATCCCCATCACTGAGTATCTCAATTCTGTTGCGGTTCCAATCTGCACATGACATCTCCCAGTGGAAACTATTATGTTCAGACAGGAGCGTTGCGAGTAGTGCGAGCTCTATCATTTGGATGAACGTAAAGGTATGTTAGCATACCCACACTATATAGTCAAGCAATTCTGTAATTTGTGTTACATTTTAATCTTCTTTTAACAAGTTAGTGATAGTTTTCTCGTTTCCATCCATAACCTTAATTTCGTATAAAGAAGATCGCATATACTTCTTCAATTTTTTATATTTTTTCTTTAGATTCTTGACCTCATCTGCGTTTACATCAATGTTCATTTTCTTTTAGCCTTCTTTTTAGGTGCAGTTGCTTTTGTTTGTCCGTCATAAGTTTTTGGGTGAATGATACCTTTTGTCCATTCAATTCCCTTGACATTTTTATACTTATCATAATAAGCATCAAACACATCGACTTGTGCAGATGCCCTTACGATGTCATACTTGAGTTCTTCTTTGTCATTATAACTAACGACAAAAGAATCTGATGGCAACTTCTTGTCATTTGCCTTGTCTCTTGGACACTTCTCAAATATCAATCTAATTTTTTCGTCAGACATTAGCTTCGATTCCCCCAAACAATATCAGGATATGCTTCAGTAACATTTGCTTTTGTAATTTTATACTTGTCGTATAATTTCTTATCTTTGACAAGACATAAAATCTCTGCATCAAGTGGATGTAATCCTTCAAGAATCTGAATGAACATAGTTTCTCTACGAAGAGAGTTCAATGCATCATTACCACCTTTTACAAAGTTATACAATTTAGTCCACTCTTTACGGAGAGTTGTGCGACCTCTTTTTAAATCAGTTGCACTTCCCATCGAAACTGTATCATTATACTCCATAGTACCCACAAGTTGATTTACTTTGGTACTCAAAGATCCAGAACTTATCTGTTCATCTTTTAAACTTGAATATGGGACTTCACCTGGTGGAAGCATAGAGATGGAAGTATCATCATAGTTCCATATGAATAATGCTTTTAAAGAATTGTGTTCATACTTTTTAAGCACTTCTACTTTTTTAGCATTTGATCTCTGCTTTGATGCAAGAGCAAGAACTTCAAATGCAAATGGATTAGGTGGTAAATCCACTATTGGTTGAGGAGTAGCAGCTTTCCTTGTTTGGATTGCTTCTGCTTTTTTAGATGTCTTCCTCGGTTTCCTCGTTGTTGTCATTTTCAAACCTCACTGCGACGATTTCGTCTGGGATAATGTTTCCATTCGCATCATACATTTCTGGATGATTGTAAATGGTTTGTGGTGTAGTTTCATAAGAATGCTGTCTCGCGACCCATCCTATCACAATTCCAACCGTTAATGCAAGAAATGACATTAATGTTGAAAGAGTTAGTGTTACTACTAAAGTTTCCATGAGACTTCTCCACTTTTAAATTTTTTTGTTTTTGATGGTAAAAGAAAACTCAAAATTAAAATGAATATCTTTCTTGAATAAAGAGAACATTTTTCTAAACCTGATACCAAGAGGTTTAATATTTTGAGACTTTGGTTTTGTCCCTCCAAGTATTAATTCTACTCCTTTATTTATCTCCAAATCAGACGATTTGTTCTTCTTTAAGGTATTTGATTGTGTCAACACATCCTCCTAATTTTTTTCCGTTTAATAAAATTTGAGGGAAAGTTGTTCCATTTCCAAATTCCCCGTAAAATGAATCTTTATCAAAGTGTTCACCAAGTGAATACACTGTGTATGATGCCTTGATATGATTCAATACTTCAACAATTTTGCTGCAGTATGGGCATCCTGACTTAGAATAAACTGTAAAATTTTGTACGTTACTCATAGAAGTAATACACTAAAATATTATTTATTTTGGATGGCCGCATAATCTTTGTCAAAGATCTCAAGACCTTTA